TTCTCCCAGATTAGTTTGTGGGGTATTCACGAAACTTATCCACCTACGTCCAAAAGAGTCTGTTTTAACGGGTGGTAGGCCTTTTACTCTAATTTCTTCTACACCATTATCATTCGTTCTTATAACATACGTATCTGCTCCAGCTAACACTTTTAATACTTCTGTGCCGTATGCAGATACCCAGCCATCAGGAGTACGCATTAGTAAAGGTAGTCTACGCACTAAGTTATCTACATCTGTCCTGGCTACAGCTATCCCCTGTGTTGCGTTTTGTTTTAGCACTTCTATGTTCTGTATAACACCTGTTGCCATGATTCCTCCAGTAGTCTCTGGTCCAAGAATTACAGTTCCAGATGTAGGAGGATAGTCTCCCTCTCCCTCAAACATGGCAAGTACACTCGGAGAAAAAGACAAGGCTTCTGAAAACTCAAAGTCACCACCAAATCTATCTGGTTGTGGGAAGGCCAAAACCCAGCCTACACCTATTGCTCCTTTACGTAGGAGGCTGACATGTATCTGCGCTAAGGTTTGTCTAGATAGAGGATAGCCACCTTCATTAGCTATATCTTCTTCCGTAATATTTAAAACTGTAAAGTAATTAGAAGGTTCTTGGTCCTTGATCCATGAGTCAAATACCTTGAGCTTTAGTATCTCTAATGGAGTAAGCTGTAAGACCAAAGGCAAACCAAGCAAAGCTATCAAACCAAGTAGCTGTAATTTTTTCATCCCGATCCTTGTTTTATTGTAATCGTTGTGGAAGATCCTCCATTAACCTTAACTGTATTAGAAACACCATCTTGTATCAATATAATGGTGTAACTACCTGATCCATCTAAGTTGAGCTTGGCACTTTGACTGACTGTTCTTGTAAGGCTTATGACTTGCCCTGAGACTATGGTGGTTATCTGTGTGTCTTTGTCCTGTCCTATATCTGTTCCTACTATTCTTATACCTACGCCACCTTGTTGGAGCTGATCCTCTTCTTTAGATATGGCTAGTGCATCTAGCACATTAAGTAGATCTTCTAAAAAATTTACATCTAAGTAGTTTATATCGAGTTCGGTAAACTCAAGGTTAGCTTCTGCTTCTAAAAAATCTTCGTTAAGAAAGTCTATGTCTAAGTCGTTAAAATCTAGGTAGTCAGCCGAGGCTTGTGTCTGTGATTGCTCTAACGATTCTTGCGTTTGCTCAGGTGGATTTACAATGAGCATGTTGTCGATTAAATCTAATGTAATGTCTAACTCAACAGGAGCTGTAGGATTGTTTTCGAATACAGATACAGTGGTTGCCTGGTATGGTTTATTCAAGGTCACGCTTCCTGCTGCTGTAGACACTAATATCTCACCGCTGGATATACCGTTCTCGTCTGGTAATAGTATGACAAGAGATCTACCCAGCTCGTCTACAGTACAAGTAAAGTCTGTGCCTCTGATAGCAATGTCAGCTGTAGGCGTACGTATAGATATGTTGCTCTTGTTGTTAAATTTACCTGTGATAAATCTTGCTGTGCCACTAGCAAACTTCAAGGCCATTTTAGATTTTGACGGGTCGGGGTCATAGATGTATTCGTCTATAACTAACTTAGAGTGTTCTGTTAGTTTGACCGTAGAACTATCTTCAAACGTTATAGCAACTCTGCCCGCTTCTGTGCGGACATCATCCATTTGCTGTATGTCAAAGTCTAGTTCGGCTCCGTACGGTTTGTCCCTAAGGACTTGCGCGTTGCCTCTAACTTCTGAGATAGCTCCTATCTCAACAGACGAATGAAGTAGTTGAGTCTGACTGAGTAACGCAAACAGTACCGTTAGAGCCAACAGATGTAATTTTAAGCCAATCATTATCTGTAGTAGACTCCTGATCTATGTTAAATGTCCTCGTACTGCCTGTATGGTCTAAATAAAAATAACCACCAGCGTATCCATCGCCATCATAGGTTATTGTATTATCACTGCCATCTATATCCATATAGTTAGTAGCACCATCAACATCTATGCTAGATGTAATGCTGTTGCCTGAACCTTGTACTATCCAATCCAAATCAAGATTCGCAGCTAATGCTGTCATAGCATGATTCAGAGTTGCTGTATTTGTGTTCCCTGTAAACTGCACATTTACATTAGAACCATCAGCTCCAGTTGCATTCGTTTCATCCGTAGACATATTGAAAGTATTGGTATCACCTATGAACGAGAAATAACCTGTATAGTTATCTGCCCATATATCACCTAAGAATTTATTAGTGTTACCTTTTTGTAAAATATCTAAGGTCATGGTTGTACCATCCAGATCTAACGGTGTCATATTAGAAGCACCAGCTGTTGCATCAGCACCACCTATGATGTTACCGCTACCGTTAACTTGTTCTATGTCTAGATTAGATGTAGCACCTGACTGATCTATAAATATTTCGTTGTCAGCTGCATAGAGGGGTGTTGCTATTAAAAGCAACGATATTAGTAGTTTATTCATTCTCACTTCTTTGCTCCCAATACCCTAGTTCTAAGCCTTCGAGTATTGTTTCTAAGACTGCTGTTTCCACAGCTGTCTGTAATGCTATATTTACAGATTCATTTTCTACTATACCGCTCTCAATTTCAACTAATTCAGTGTTATTACTATAGAACTTAAAAACGTCTTGTGATACAGAAGCACTCAAAACACTTTTGGTAACTAAAATCTCTATTAAAACCTTACCTGTAAGAACAGAGATTGTTCGCAACGACACAGTAATACTATCTTGCCTGTATTCTTTGGATGCTCCAATTCCAAGATACCTGGCTCCAGCTCCACCAGATTTTACGTTTGTTTCATATCCTATGACTCCCCCTTCCATAAGTAGCCCAGCAAAAAGCAGAGGTTTAAGTTGTTGTTTTTCATCAAACTTCTCTCTAGCAGAACGAATTATTTGTCTTTCTTTTGTAAGGTGGTCTAGTCCTTTGCGTTCTACTACATCAAAAAAGTTGGAGTGTTTAAGAGCTCTGATTAGGTAGGCATCAGGAGAAGATGTTATAGCTGTGCTAAAACTGGCATACCGACTGTTGGATCTACGTTGGCCTGTGTCGTCTTGAAAGCTTGTTGAGTAAACTGCGACAATAGGTTTCCTAACAGGAGGGTCTAATTCTTTAAGTGCTGTAACTAGAAGAGAACTTACCTTTGCAGGTTCAACGTCTCGTAGTGGTGGCACACCATTATCTAAGGGATCTACAAGTAATGCACAACTAGAAAGTAAAAGAACCGAGAGGTACGGTAATCTCTGTAGTATTGCCTTCTTCATCTGTAATTATTAGTGTTACTTTGTCGTCTTCTACCCTATATTCTATGGTATTTCCTTCTAATTCTAAAACACCAAAGTCAGATGCAGTTTCACCAAATAGGCTATCTACCAACTGCCTCGACAGCTGAGCATAGATGCGCGATTCTAAATTCCGAATAAATCTAGCTAACGTGGTATTGTCAGCTTCTCTTTCTAAATCTTCTACGTAAGCTTTAATTTCTTCACGTATAGCCTCTTTCCTATTAAACTCTTGATTCTCTATAGTCAAATAATGACTTGATGTACCGACTCCTGAAAAACTAGGGTTCTTAAATTCGTGTGTCATTTCATCAGCGTTGACTACATTCACTAAAAATAAAAGACTCAACATAGCAACAATAATCATACTTATAATCTTTTCTTCTCTATCCATTTTTTATCTTGTTTTTTTAATCCACATTATCTGTTCAAATCCATAGTAATCCCATGTTCCAAGCCTAATCCAATTTTTTCTTTTTGAAATGCGTTCTTGGAGCCAACCAAGAAACCACCAAATAAACGGTTTGGCTGATTTTTTGTAATAAGTACATTTTAGTCTGTGTGATTCAGATTCAAATAATTTAAGTAAATCTACTGGTGAAACATGAGTAGGATCATCATAAAAATTTAATCCTCCTCCTCTACTTGGAAAATCTACTGAGTTAAGAGATGGCGTAGCAAAGAACAAGCTACCTCCTACCTTGGTTTTATCTACCATCGCACTAAATGTTTTTTCAGGATTTTCACAATGCTCAATGTTATGGTTAGAAATTACGATGTCAAAATCGCTGTCTATGTTTTGAATTGATTGGGCGAAATTTTTAGCTTCGCATATTATTAATTTTGTATAAAAAAATTTTGATTCATCAGTCTGCTCAAAAAGACCAATATCAACACCATATATAGTAGAATTTGGCTTAACTGATTTTAAAAAAATAGAATTTTTTCCACACCCAATATCTAAAATTCTACAATTTTCTTTTGGCATAGAGGCAATAAACGATCGTTGCCCTCTAGGTCGGATAATTTTTTTTATCAAATGTTTAAAATCTAAAGACATTTCTATTCATAAATTTTCCTACATATAGCGCATTTCAAACACAATATCTGCTATTGCATCTGCGTTGAACACTGCATATACATAAAGTGTCACGAACATAAAAAACATACCTCTTAAATAATATTCTTGAACTAAATCAATCGTATTACTGATTACATTAAATATTTTCTGTCTTTTAGACATTTTCTTTTTTCTAGCCATAACTTAATTATCTTTTTTGAGCCATTTATTTATACTTTTAGTTTCTTCCAAATATGTTTTGGTTCTTTTCTTCCAAAATTCTTTTTCGTTAAACTTTGTTTTATCTTGTTTATCCATTAGTCTTTCCTTTGATCGTCTCGATCTGCTTTTGCAATTTTGTTGCTATCTATCAATTGTGGCACACCGAGTATTGTTTTTATAAGTGTGTCTTGTCTAATGATCTCATTGTCTAAACTTCTTATGCGATCTATAAGAGCCACTAAAATGCCGTGTTGCGAGTCTAGTTTTGTGCCGAGGCGTTCTTCCATCTGTGAGATTTGATCTGCCACCTTATCGTCTAGCACATCTAGTTTAGTTTCCATACCGTCTATTATTCTATTTATAAGTTTCCAAATAAAAATACCTAGTCCTAGAGCAGCAGCTATAGGGAACCCAACTTCTGCTATAAATAAAGTAATATCTTCCATAAATCAATTATACAGTTATTGAAACCAACTGCGAACTTCTCCTAATATTTCATTACTAATCTTGACCTTACTCAATAAGTTTTTAAGTATTTGTTCGTCAACAGTGCCTTGTGATACTAAATCTACGTAAGTGCAGCTGTGTTCCTGACCAATCCTGTGTATGCGGTCCTCTGCTTGCACTCTAAGTTCTAAGTCGTAGGAGTTAGAATAAAATATCATGGTGCTGGCTTCTGTTAACGTAATACCTCTACCGCCTGTCTGTGGGTTAGATACGAAATACCTAAGTTCACTGTCAGGATCCTGGAACTTCTCTATAATCCTTTGTCGTTCGTCCTGTGGTGTCTTGCCATAATAAGATGC